TCATTAAAAGGAGCGGCAGGATTTTTAACAATCTTTGAAATTGCTTTCTTTGAAGCTTCAATCAAAGGATTACCTTCTAATTCAGCGGAATTATTCATCTTTGCCTGTTTATTGGCTTGATCTTTAATTTTATCTGCCTGAATTGTTGCCTTTGCTTTAATGTTTGCTGCTTTCATCTTAGCGTCAGCAGCTTTTTGTGCAGAAGCAACAGCGTCTTCACCAATAATTGAATTGATATGATTTAATTCTTCTTCTGAAAAACCAAAATCATCATCTTCTTTAATTTTGCTTGCTGCTTTAGCCATGTAACCTTTATACTTTTTATTTGTCTTATAAGCAGCATTCATTCTTTCTTGTGCTTCTTTTTCTTTTTGACCTAATTCATCTTTTTTCTTATTTGATTCAGGTGTCTCTTTACCTTTATATTTACGATGATGCTGAAGAAATGCTGCTTGTGCATCATCTCTTTCTTTTTCTTTTTGTTTCCAATCAGCATGTGCCTTATGCTTTTTTAGCATAGACTTTAGAGCAAAGCTTTTAATTGTATCTTGACTCAACTCATCAATCTGTTCAACTTCTTCGTTTGCTTTTTTTGCACCTTTGACATATGCAGAAGCAGCCTGATGCATACCAATTGTTCTCTTGTATTTCTGTGATTCAGGAGTTTCTTTGGACATAATTTGTTTACGTGCTTTGTTAGTATAATCCATTAATTTCTTACGACCAGCTTCTGTGTTACCAACTTCATCAAGCTGTTCAACTTCTTCCTTACGAAGCTTTTTGAAATCATCAGCATCTAACTTTCCATTTTTGTTCTTATCAAGCTTATGCTGATTGCCTTTTAATTCTTCTTCAACTTTCTTTTTCTTCTTCTTGTTCTTCTCTTCATCATCATCCTGTTCCATATCAGTTGATGCTGTTTTTGTTTCTGGTTCGGTATCTACTTCTGTCTTACCACCAGAAATCTCTTCTTTGTCGTCTTCTTTTTTATTTTTCTTTTCCATGATCTCAAGGATTTTCTCCATAAGATCAATTGTTGATGATGTTCCTAAACGCATTTCTGCATTACCAACATCATAAACCTTTCCAGCATGTGAACCTAATGCACCAACAACAGCACCGACTTTAGCCGCTTTAGATAATTTATCCTTTAAACCTTCGTCTAAAACTTTATTTTTTATTTCTTGTTGACGAGTTTGTAAATCTGTTGTTTTAGGGTCGGCATCGTTCTTTCTTCCAACATATTTGACATTCTTTCTGTCCATTTTTGTTCTTGGAACAGCTTCTATCTTTCTTCTTTCAGAAGAAGCATCTTCTCTAAGAATGTCTTTTATAAGATTTTCTATTTTGATATCCATTTTTATTACTTTATAAAAGAACGAATCATCCAACCATGCTTTTCATGTGCTGTGATGCGATCTTGTATATAGTTACTAATACCGTATTTCTTAACACTTTCTGCTAGTTCATAAGCTTTATTCAACGAAGAAAGAACAGTGTAATTATCGTCTTTTAAATTTAAAAACATTTTACTTACATCAGGAATCGTTGTTTCATCTTCTATATTAGTTAGTTCTTGAAATCTTGAAAAAGATGCAGGTGCATATGCATTGATTGTTCTAATATTTTCTGCTATACCATCTATACCACCTTGAACTTCAGAATATAATTCGCCAAAAAATTCATGATGTTCAGAAAAACTAATGCCTGTAACATTCCAATGATAATTTTGTGCCTTTAAAGAAAAAGCATAAGAATCCGCTAATGTTACTTTCAACGCAAAAATTAATTCTTCCATTTAATTTCCTAACAATTCCATTTACGTAGTGATTTGTTAATTCTTGAATTTGGATCACGTGCAGTCTTGGCAGATGTCAAACGCTTCTTCATACCACTCATGCGAGCACAAAATGATTTACGACGTTTTGATGCTTTACTACCTGGCTTCAACTTAGATGGTTTTGTAGTAACAGCAGTTTGGAGTTTTGAACCAGGGTTATCCCTTCTATAAGACATAACGCCTTTTCGATTCAATCCACCAGATTCACGCTTTCCTTCTTTTCTCTGCCATGCTGGAGAAGCTTCATCAATTTGATAATATTCTCTTGCAATTCTTGTGATAAATTTACTATCCATGATTGTTTCTCTTATTTATTTGTTTGTTTTTCTACTTTTTTCAATCTGTTATAATAATCAGGTCTTTCGCCTAAATGATCACGAGCTATTTCTTTTGCAGCTTTTTTGTTCTTTGTATGTTCTTTTTCTACTTTTGAACCTTGTTCAATTGATTTGTTTATGGTATCTAAAGGTTTATTGAATTTTTTAGCTATCTCTTTAGCTGATGGTGTTGGTTTATCTAATTGTTCTTTGACAGGAACACAATTAGGCACCATTTTTCCATTCTTCTTTTTTAAACCCGCTGCTTTATAACCTTTCCAACAATTTTCATCTATCTCTTCATTTTCTGAAACAGACTTCCATCCACCGCCTTTTGACTTGTACCATTTAGCAGCCCAACCATTTGCATATGCACTAGGATAAACGTCGAATTTACTACGTGCTAATGATTTTGCTCTTGCCCATAATGATGGATTTGTTGGTTTATTCTTTTCTTCTAAGTAATCTTCTGATATCTTACCTTTACCAAAATTAGAAACATTAACAGGCTTTCCGCCCTTTCCAGCACGATCTGCAACTGGATCATGTCTTCTTTTTGATTTTACTGCACTGGCTCTTTCTTTTCTTGAAAGCTGTGCTCTTTTTTTATTAGACATACATTTTGGTTTGGGTTCACCTGGTTCTCGTGCACATGGCCCTACAGCTTTACCAGATGAATCAATACGCTTCCAACCACCATCTGGATGATTAGGATTGAACCAATTTCTTAAATCTTCGTCTAATTGAGCGGCTTTACCATTTGCAATAAATGAATTCACACGATCAAAAGCATATGTCTCTCTTGATCTATTACAATCTTCTTTCCATGCTCTATAACCACGGGAATATACTTCCTTCAGAACATCTAAAGGAATTTCAGAATTTAATGATTTCTTGATTAATGATTTTTCTACTGACTCTGTTATTGTTATTTTATTGATATGAGTAGAAAATTTAGCTATGGCAAAACCTTTTTGTTCATTAAGAGTTGCTAGCTGTTTCTCTGTCACTTCACGTTTAAGTGAAAAATATTCTCTAATAATTTTTACTTTTTTATCATTTATCATTGGAGTTTCCCTTGGGCTTATCCAGAACATACAGGTTTGCCATAGCCTTACTGCTTACTTAGTTATTTATAAATATTTTATCTTGAAATTTCTTCCCAATCTATCGAAGCATAGCAATTACTGGAATTGGTACCAGCCTGAACTGCAATAGTAAATGGTTCTGGTGTACCAGTTAGACCATTACGTTCAAGTTGAAATTGAAATAATGCTTCTTTGAGAATATCAATTGTTGGAGATGATTGTGTGGACGAATTGAAGTATCCCGTCGCACAAACTCTTCCACCTGATATAGCATTAGCAGTTAATGTATATTCTACAGATGATTCTGAATCGGCAGATGTCCATGCTTCTGTGTTAGAAACTGTACCGCCAGCAATTACGCTCCATTTAAAATCTACACCGTTACCTTTTCCAAGTAATGAAATTGCGGTAGGTATAACAATCGCATCTAGTGCTGTAGATTTTAATCTAATAGAAACTATCGGATATAAAGTATTGGCTGTTGCACATGAATATCCTGTTCCTACAGGCGTTCCAATAGATTGTTGTCTTCCTCTTAATTCATATCCACCTTCTGACATTACTGAAGAACAAACTTGTTTCATTATACTATTACTTGCAGTAGCACCAGTATTTTTAATTTCATAACGAATTGGTAGTGAAGCTGTTGTCATATATGTAGAATTTATGTAATTCGCATGATGAAATGAGTGACAATGAATCAATTGACCATCAATGACAAATCCACAACGTACAGTTCCTAAACCTAACCATTCAATATCTGTAAATAAAATTTGCGCTTTTGTTAAATCTAAAGTTTTCTGTGAAGGGCTTGAAGATACAGCACCAAGTAATGTATCAATATTCCAATCTGCTTGTGCTACTCTTGTCTCTGTTAATGTATTATTTGAGATAGAACGTTCTACAAACGAAATATTTGTACCATTAGCTTCAAGATAAATACCATTATTTGCACCAAAATAACCCACACGCTGTCTTAAATTAGCTTTTGGTTGGTTAAAAACAAAGGTATTAAGAATCTGTAGTGATTTACCTGGTTGATATGAGAAAACCTTCGTTGTTTCTCTTACTATTTCAACATCAGAAGTTGTGTTCAAATTGAATTCAACTAAACCAGCATTTGCATTAAATGCGTAATTCGCTCCTGCTGTATTAGATGTACTCCAAAGACCATTGTCTTTATATCGATGCGAGGAATCAAAAAGAGTCAAAGGCATAGATACTCTAGAACGACCGAAAGCATCAACTGCCATTCCAGATGGATTTGCTGGACCAACCATGTTACCATATTGGTCTGCCAGCATCATTACTTCGAAAACAGTTTTACCGTCTGGAAGGTATTGATGTGTGTCTTTTCTAAACTGTGCCATTTAGTCTGCCTTTTTCAAATCAAAGTGTTTGGATTTTTTTATAATTTGTCTTACTGTGCCTGGAGATATAGATTTATGTCTTGGCACAGCAATTGTCATAGAAGAACTATCATGCTTATAGTTTGAATGAGAACTACCACCTATATGTTGCCAACCAAGACCTTTTAAATGCTTATGAATGTCCTTATGAGACATATTTACATTAATTGTTTCGTTAATTTCTGAAACAAAAGTTTTAAAAGATTTCATGTGCATCTCCTTTTCATTATTTATACATAAAAAAAAGGCGGGCCAAATGACCCGCCTTATATAAAACATGGACAGGCGGAACCCCACCGTTTTCTCCTGTCAATTCCAATCCTTTGTTTCTTGGCATCAACACTTTTCTTAAATGTGGCAATAATATGATCAGTCTCAGTTTCCTTGATAGAATAAAACTTACCATTTTCATTTGTCTGAATAATTTCGTAGTTCATTCTTCTTCCTTTAGTCCGAAAATCTTTTCGATGATTAGCCATGAAGTAGCCCCGATAATAAACCAAAATAAAAAACTTAAAAATAATTCTAAATATTCATCCATTTCCCATCCTTTTTCACAATTAGCCACGTCTGATTGTATTGTTTTTCCATTCTTAATTCATATTCTTTGTTTCCTGTCAAAGGGAACCCGAAATAGTTATCAAGATATGGTGCAATAACTATTATTACAAAAAAAACATACGACGATAATTTATCTTCCATTATTTGAAACCATCAAATAATTTCTTTCCATTACCAGTTCTATACATTTCTTCTTGACCAAAAGTTGTATTATCCATTACAGGCCCATCAGTCAAATCTGGTTGTGCCGACTGTTCAACATTATATAACCTCATTTTAGCCCTGTCAACTCCTATTACAAACCTTTTGTTTACAGATGGATCACTATACCTATTCTTCAATTGCTTAATCATCAACTGATTTAAATCTTGCAATTCATCAGATGTTATGATAGCAGCCATAAAATCAGCCGTAGCTGGTAGACCAAAGGACTCTGATGTATCAGTCAAACCAACATCAGAATTGGAATAACCTGATCTAGTTGTCTGTGTAGCAGAAACAATCCCACAGTATATGAATTGTGATTACCACCCTTTAATCTTGAAGAAACACAAATATTCAAATAATCTATATAAACAATATCTGGTTGAAAATTCTTTTTTAATTTCAATTCGTTTATAAGATGTCTAAAATGAGTAGACCCCACAGACGCTGTAGGATATTCCTTAATAATTAACTTACCAATCGCCTTTTTTCTTAAACGATTCATCTTATTAAGATACATTTCTTTTGGTATCAAGTCTATTTCACTAATAGGTATATCCAATAGATTGCAATCTATTCTTTTGGCAATTTCTTCTTCTGCCATTTCCATAGTGATATATAAAACATTCAATCCATCCAAAAGATTACTAGCCGCATTATGACACATGACCAAAGATTTACCTACACCTGTGCCAGCTAGATAGACGTTTAATGTTTTCTTTGGAAACCCATTTTTAGTAATTTTATTGAAATAGTCTATATCAAATTTGACTCTGCTTTCTTTTCTATGATAAAAATCAAATCTTGTTTCCGCATCATCGATGAAATTATGTCCGATATGATTATCAAATGAAACAGCTAAAGCATCAGATAAAATTTGTGGAATGGCTCCCTTTGTTAGG